CCTGAACCACCAGCATATCCATCAGGTGAAAAAGCAAATCTTACTTCAGCTGGTTTTTTAGGATCATAGTTTTCTTGTCTCTCAATATGGTAAGCTGTGTATGGTATAACATTGTACACACCAAATTTTTCAGCAATTTCTAATTTTAAAAAGAAATCACCATATTTACACATTTGGCGAATCCAAGACCATAAATTAAACTCAATGTTTAATACATCATAGAATAAGTTATATAAAATCTTTTGTGTATCTTCATCACTACTTCTAATCTGAAGTACTTCACCCATATCATTTTTAAGAGTACATTCATCAGCTATAATATCTAGAGCTGAGGAAATAATAGCATCAGTATCCATCGCATCATAATCTGAGTAGATTTGGGTACGTAAGTATTTCCAGTTAATGTTTAACTGAGCACCATAGAGGGATGTACTGTTACTTGAGTAGATTCGATTATATCGGTCTACAAGTGAGTTTGTTTGATATTCTCCAGTCATTTGGATGCTGTTAACATCCATAACTTTTAATTCATTTCCACCAGCGTTTCTGATTATTACATCAGTAGCGAATAATCGCTGTAGCCTTGAAAATACACTAGTATCTGCCATTTTGTTCTAAATTATACCAATAAATATTATAGTAACCAGCTAATGTCCTCAGCTCCATGACCATAATTAATTTGATATGGATTATTATATGCATTTGGTGTATAAGCTCCTTGAGAATTAGGTCTTGTAGTAGCAATATTTGATAACATTGCGCGAGCTAAATCAACTCCTTGTGATTTATATTTAAGAGCTGTATCTCTTATATACATCGCTGTTCCAAAACTCATAACTAAGTCGTCATTATAACCTGATTGTGCTTCTGCTTTACCATTTTTCCACACAAACACTTTCATTTCTTCAACTAAACGTTTAGATTGTATGATAACACTTTTATCACCAATGTACTCTCTAAACTTATTAATAACTAATGGTCTGGTTCTTAAATTCATTGTAAAACCAGGCACTAGTTTTGATGGGTCATCTAATCTTTCTAGATAAGATTCAGCAGTTGTTGCTTCAGATTTAGGAGAATAATATAAATTTCTATATCCTCTTTCCTGAACTGCGTCTAATGTTGCCCATCCTATATTATTATTTTCAATTACTAACAATGCTTCATTGTATTCTGTTGCTATTGCTACTAATAAGTAACCAAATTCTTTAGGTGATAATTGTCCTTTATATTCACCTACTTGAGTATTAGTATCTATATCAATAATATGAAATGCAGAGAAGTCTTTACTATCTCCTCGAGCAACATCAGCTACAACCATATAACTACGGGTGTAATCTGCTGGTTCCCATATCCATAAGTTACGGTCAGCACCTCGTCTCTCCAAGGGATCTTTAATATAAGTTTGAGTAATAAATTCAAGATACTCAGGATAAAATACTACATCACCTGATGTATTGAAGTCGCAGTCACATTCTTGAGCTGCTAATCTTGGGTCACCTAATAATTCATCTTGTTTCTTTCTCCAACTTTCATCTCGTTCAGGATGAACATACCATGGTAATTTAATTGGTAAAAACTGGTTTTCACCTGCTTCTGCTCTAACCCATGTCTGATGGAACCAGTTACCAGTACCATATGGAGTAGATAACACAATTGCTCCTCCTCCAGTGGCTAAGGTTTGTTGAGCAGATGCCCATATCTCAGCAATACCATCAATAAACGCGGCCTCATCTATAATAAGAAGTGACACTGCTTCAGATCGCCCTGCATCACCTGCTGCTGATACTGCTTTAACTTGAGATCCATTACTTAATCGTAATGTCAGTTTATTATTTTCTTCAGCTGTTATTTTTAACCATGAAGGTAAATTTTCAAACATGAATTTAACTTTCGTTACCATGTTTTTAGCTGTCTCTTGTTTAGTAGCTATACATAAAACGTTTTTGTCTTTATGGAATAACATTAACCATAATGAGTAACCTGCTACTAATGTTGATATACCTAACTGTCTTGATTTAAGTATTATATCATATGGATTATCTTTCCATAAGTTAAGTACTTTATCCTGGAATGGGTATAGGTTAAATAATACTCTACCACGTTGTGGATGTTGGATATAGCAGTATTTACGCATGAAGTGCGCTGGGTTAGAGGCGCACTTCAGGTATTCTTCACGAATTATTTGTTTTATATCTTGACTCATAAAAACCTTTTATTGAAAAAATTATAGTTTTGCTTCTTTTTCTTTAAGAGCTTTTTCTAATTTTTTCTTTTTTTCTGTTAGGTCTTTTAATTTATCTAGTAAATCTTTTTTCTTATCACCTTCAGCTTTTTTATATTCTTCGTTAGTTGCTTTAAAATCTTTAACTACTTTAGCTAAAGCATCTGTGATTTTAGATATACTAGCATTTTTCTTTAACTCAGCTTTAGTAGGTTGAGCGTTTTTGATTTTTTCATCTTTAGCGTCATCATCATCCTCATCAGCTTCTTCTAAATTAACAGTGCCTCCTTTTTTTAATTCAGTTTCAGCATCTATTTTACCTTTAGAATTTAACTTATTATACCCAGGATCTTTTTTCATAGCGGCTACACCTTCAGGTCCAGCATATGTTTCTTCACTTAGGATTTCAACTATAGTTTCTCTAATTAATTCTTCTAATTCAGTACGTTTCATTATGTTAGGTTTGTGTATAAATATTAAAAACCTAAATAAGATTTAATCTGTTTAATTCTTTCCTCAGTAGTACCTGATATTATTCCAAAGTTTTGTATATTGTTTAGATTTTCAGTGATAGTATTCTTAATAGATATATCAATCAACTTACGATAATCAGCATCTGTTTCTCTAACTCCATTATCTTCTATTTCAACTCCAACAGGTGAAACATAGAATATATAATCATATTCCCAAATAAATGGAGCAGCATAATTAGTGAATGCTATTTTATCTTCATCATGAATTGATTGAGCACATTTAGCAAATGACATTACATCAATAACTGTTCTATCAGTTATAACATTTTCTCTCATTAATTCAGAACAACGTTCAGCTAAGAATATTGTTTGACCTTTTAATGTACTATCAGTGTTTAATGGAATACCTAAATCACGTAAGTATTTACTACGCTCAGTAGCAAAGAAATAATCTTTAAATTCAGGTAATTCTTTTAATGCATGTACGAGTGTACTTTTTCCAACACTCATTGTTCCTGTTAATCCTATTTTCATACTTATAATGTAATAAAAAAGACTTGCATTTGCAAGCCTAATTTGAGATATGTTTGTAAAAATTAGAATCGCTGTTTTGCAACACCACTCTTATACCATGGTAATCCATCTCCACTTTTTCTAGCTTTCTTCCAACTGTCTTTAGTGTGTTCAAAACCATTAATAAAATATTCTTCTTTTCCGTCTGGGTGAATTACTGCTGGTCCATCCCAGTTATGTAATTTGCCATCTTTCATGTAACGTACTATACCATCTTTTGAGGTGTACTTTTTAACTTGTAATGTTGGATCAATTCCCATATGTTTTAATTTTATATTCTAAATATAACATCAAAACTCCACAAGGCCAAACAGAGGGTTATATATTTTCTAAATATTCTACAAAGTTTTTGTACACAACTCGGTAAGCAGGACGTGGATCTTTTTTAGCTTCGTTTAAGAGTGACAATATATTTTGGTCAGATTCAACTAATAATGACTTAAATTCTGATAGTGCTGCTTCAGCTATTAATACATTATCACCTTCATCACCATAGTCTTCTAAATCATTAAGATATAGTTGGATATACTCGTTTAATTTATTTTTGGAATACTTCATATATAATTTTCTTAAGTTTAGACACTACTTCTTTTAATTTCTTAATTTGACTGTTTAACCACTGTAAACGTTCTCCCATTCTACGACCTTCCATTGGTTTTTCAATGTTAGCTTCGGGGATATACTTAGTTAACGGCTTCATATATTCACTTCCGGTAAGGAATATAAAATTGTCTTTATCCACATTTATACCATGAGATTTCATTTGCTTAACTGTTTCTTCACCCCATTTTTCCTTTTCATCTTTAGGCATTTCCTTAAGAGTTTTATCATAAGGTTCTAATTTTTTAGTTAAAGGAACTAAATGATGTTTAGCTGATAAGATAAACATTTTATCTGGTTTAAGTGACTTACCATACTCTAATGTCTTTTGGAACATTGGAGAAGCAGAATACAGCTCCTGTGCTGGAGCTGCATGTTTAGTCTTTGATTTGGTACAACTTAAAAGTACTACTTTGGCCATTAATATTGTTTATGTATAAATATTAAGCAAGTACTATCTCTTTAATTACTTCTTTTTTAGATATATAATTTAAGTGATGAACTAAACAAGGTAATTGTTGTGGGAGTAATTCAGGACATACTTTAGCAAAATGACCTAATAATGATTCAAATGGTATGTAAGAATTTCTACCAAAATAAAGACCATACTTTTTAGCTTCTATTGCTTTTTTAACTAAATTATAGTTTTTATTAGCACTAGTTTTATGTAAGTCAGCAAACATATTATATAAAGCTATAATGTATGCTTTTGATGCTTCAAACTCACAGTTAGCTATGATTTCTTTAGCTACTTCCCAATTCTCTATATCAGTACTTCTTAACATTCCATATAAATTTTGAAATATTTCAAAATCAATAACTAATCCTTTATTAATATCTTCATTTACAC